ATGCCAATCGTCACCGTCTACACCACCGCCAGCTGCCAGATGTGCCGAGCCACCAAGAAGAAACTCGACAAGCACGGAGTCAACTACAACACCATCGAAGCCGACGCCAAGGATGCCGCCAACCTGGCCGACGCGATCCGGGCCCGCGCCGAACAACTCAACGTTCCACCCACCATGCCGTACGTGACCGTTTACGACATCCACAACACCCTGATCGCCGACTGGTTCGGCTACCAGCCCAACATGATCATCGAACACGCCGCAGTCACGGACATGGAGGGCGCAGCATGACCACCCAAACCGCACTCAACAGCTACATGGCCGGCCGGCACCAGCGAGCCAACACCGACGCCGCACGCGTCATTGCCGAGGCTAGAGCCGAAGCGGACAAGATCATCAGGAATGGCCGCGTCCACGCCTACCAGATGGTCCGTGAGGCCGGCACCGAGGAAGCGCAAATCGTCGCCGAACTGCAGGCCCGCATCGTGGAACTGAAAGCCGAGCAAAAATCCCTGCGCCGGCAAAACGCCAACATCAAGTCCAGTTCCAAAAGGGTCGAAAACAACATGGTGGCCAAGGCCGAACGCAAGGCCGAACGCAAGGCCGAACGCAAGGCCGCGCAGATCATCGCCAAAGCCGAAACACAGCTGCACAAGGTCGCCGAAGCAATCGACAGCCGTGACATGGAGCAACTGCTCATGGAAGCCAAAAGGGTTCTCCTGCATGCCGAACGCGAAGCCAACCTAATCCGTGAGCGGGCCCGCACCGAAGGCCTCGCCCTGGCAGACGCGGAAAAGCTCACCGTTAGCATCCCAGATCGGGAGGCAGCCCGCGCACGGCTCCAGGCCGTCACCAACGAAGCCACCTGCCGCGGCCGACTCAAATCTGCATAGCAACAACCAACCCAAAGTATCGAATAGCAAGGAACCAATAAGTTGAGCGACGATCTGATCACCATCACCGATATGTTCTGTGGCGCCGGGGGATCCTCCACCGGCCTCATGGCAATCCCAGGTGTGCGAGTCCGCACCGCAATGAACCACTGGGACCGGGCCATCGAAACCCACAACACGAACCACCCGGACACGGACCACGTTTGCGCAGACATCCAGGTTACCGACCCACGCTACATCGCCACCTCGGATGTGCTTTGGGCCAGCCCGGAATGCACGAACCACAGCGTTGCGAAGGGCCGCAAGCGCATCACGAACCAGCCTGATTTGTTCGGCGACAGCATCGCTGATGAAGCGGCGGAGAAGTCCCGGGCAACCATGTGGGACGTGCCCCGATTCGCCGAGCAGCACAAGTACAAGATCATCATGACCGAGAACGTCGTAGACGCCGCCAAGTGGGTCATGTTTGAAGCCTGGTTGCACGCCATGGAACTGCTCGGATACAACAACCACATCGTCTACCTGAACTCGATGCACGCGCAGCTCGGCGGGCTCCCGGCCCCACAGTCCCGTGACCGCATGTACGTGGTGTTCTGGCTGAAGGGAAACCCGAAGCCGGACTTCGACCAGCTCCGCCCGGAAGCATACTGCCCGACCTGCGACAAGACCGTGCGCGCAATCCAGCACTTCAAGAACGGGAAGCGGTGGGGACGCTACCGCGCCCAATACGTCTACCGTTGCCCATCCACCAGCTGCCGCAACCAGATCGTCGAGCCCGGCTGGCTCCCCGCCGCGTACGCGATTGACTGGTCCATCCGTGGCCAGAAGATCGGCGACCGTACCCGCCCGCTGGCAGACAAGACCATGGCCCGCATCAAAGCCGGGTTGGAAAAACACGGGGCCAAACGGTTGTCGATTGACGCGGTGCGTGGCGCCCCGATCATCTCTGATGTTGACTCGGACCCGTTCGCCACGCAGACCACAAGCTACACCCGAGGGCTGATGATCCCGGTAGAGGGGCGGCTCGGCAAATGGGCCCAGACTACCGAGGAAGCCATGCGCACGCAGACCACCCGGAATGAGACTGGCCTGCTCACCACGCCGGGCCACCACATGCTAATGGAGTACTACGGCAACGGCGGCACTCGGGGAGTGGACCAGGCGATTCCAACGATCCCGACCGTGGACCGGTTCGCCATGATCACCACCATGCGCGGCACCAGCGCCGGACACCTCGCCAACAGCTCCAAGCCCGCCACCGACCCGCTCGGAACGCTCACCGCTGGTGGCAACCACCACGGGCTCACGGAGTGGACCGTGAACGACATCGCAGAGTGCGAGTTCCGCATGTTGGAGCCACACGAAATCTCGGCTGGCATGGCCTTCCCCAAGGACTACATCATGACCGGAAGCAAACGCGAGCAGGTCAAGCAAGCCGGCAATGCAGTCACCCCGCCCGCGGCCCGAGACATCGGAACGGTCGCCATCGCATCCCTGGCTTCAGCATGAGCTCGATTCCGCATTCGCGTTCACCCCGGCCGATCTGCTCCCACCCTGGGTGCGGGAAAGTCTGGGCACCCGACAAGCGCACGGCGAAGCAGCTGCGCGCCGAGATCATCGCCGAAAAAGGAACAGCCGCCGAACGCGTCCGATACTACGAACACGCCGGCGACTGGCACTGGACACGTCAGATACGAAAGGATTCGGAGGGTTAAGTCACAATCTCGATGTATCTGTAAGTGTTTTCTCTCCGAGTGTATAAGCGTCTTCGATTATCTCCATCATTGCCGAAATATCGAATGGTTCGTCTCCGATAAATGAAGGCATTGTCACTGCGAACGCTGAGTGCACGTTTCCCAGTGCGTCGAGGGTCTTCTCTCGCAGTTCTTGATCTTCCGTATCGATTGCCTGATGGACCAGTTCTCGGATCATTGCGGGCCATTTGAATAGCAGATTTCTGATTTGCATACCAGGACCGCCGATTAGACCGAGCGTGTGGATAAGAGCCCAGTGACGTCTGTGGCTGGGCATGAAGTCGTCAATGGAAAGAGAATCGATATTCGAATGTGCATCGTCAATAATGTTGAGAAACTCCGCTACAGCTTCAATAGCGCGAGACCTTTGAGCCTCAGTTTTTGCTTGCATCGCCGAAACATAAGCAAGCTTTGCTTGATGCTTGTTGGTTGCTGAAACGACTCCCCACGCTACAAGCGCGGCCGCAATAGCTGAAACAAAGGCGCCAATGGCGCCGGACCACAATTCAAGCCACGTTTCCGGTGGCAAACCCCATAACATGCATTCCACCTTATGTGAAAGGAACGACAAATGACTGATCAAGGGAAGGATAAGCGCCCGTATTTTGTCCTGACCAACGAGTACCCCAGGCACAGGAAGATCCGGCATCTGTCTGATAAAGCGTTCCGCCTGCATGTGACCCTGCTCGGGTTGTGCAACGAGGACCGGAACGACGGGATCATCTCGAAACAGGATCTGCAGATGCTCGGGCCAGGTGCTGGAAAAGAGCTTTTGGCAGCCGAGCTGGTCCATGAAAAAGGGCCCGGAATCTACCAACTTCACGACTACCTCCGGCACCAGAACAGCAGGAAGGAAATCGAAGAACTCAGCACTGAGAAACAAGCCGCCGGCAAGCTCGGCGGCAAACGCTCAGCGCACAAGAAATGGCATGTTGACCGGGGGATTCACAACCCAGACTGCGCCCTGTGCCAAGCCGAAACCGGGTAAGCAACCCATAAGCACCTGCTTATCGAAAACATAAGCAGGTGCTAGAGCAGAAAATAAGCACCATTAACCATTAACCACTTACTTACGTTTAGCTCTCAACTTACGGACACTCTTGGTTCAGTTTTTTGAGGCTCAAGAAAAGCAGCATTCGTTCAGAAACTTAACGCGAGCGCACACAACGATGCTGATGCAAAACCACTCAGGAGAACACCATGATCCTCACCCGCAGCGAAGGCGAACGCCTCACCCGCATGATCTCCGCCATGCGACCAGACTTCGACAGCAACGGCATCGCCCGCATCCTCCAAAAAGCCAACCAACACGAAGGGCTCCCAGCCCACAACATGGACCACGCCATCCGCGCCGCCGCCCACTACACCACCCAACAAGCACCAGACGGGTCCTACGCCAAGCACACCCCGGCCATGTACCCTGCCACCGGGCAGCACTGGGACCAGACCGCACCCACAGGATCCAGGCACAAGCGCCACCAAGAACCACCCTGCGAAGAACACCCCACCTACGACGCACGAACTTGCGCCTGCTGCTGGGCCGACATCAAACTCGGCGAACGCCCCGAAACCATGCTCGGCAAACGAATCCACCCCGCCGGCAAACCCAACGCATTCGGAGCCGAAGCCGTCAAACAAGCACTCAGAGTACTCAAAAGCCCCGAGCACACGGAGGAAGAACCATCCGAAACAACCCGGGGCGTAGCCCCATTCTAAAACGCCGCACGCCAACCATTGCGACCACTGAACGCAGAACGCACCACCAGCGCGTGCAGAACCACCGCTAGAACGCCCGAACACCACCCGAACGGGTATTTCCCCACCCAGCCCCACGAAAGGCCCGCAAAATGGATTCTGTGCCCTCCGAGCCAATCCACCTCGAACTACCCAAGCTCGCCGACTGGCTCAACCTCAACACCAAGCAGCACTGGGCCAAGCAGGCGAAGCTCGCGAAAGCCTGGCGCCACGGCGCAAACATCATCGCCCGCCAACACCGCTTGTCGAAAGGCTTTGACCGGGTGCAGATCGACGCGTACGTGTGGAAGAACTCCCGCCGGGTGTACGATCCGCACAACCTCATGCCCACTCTGAAACCAGTGATCGACGGCCTGGTTGACTATGGGTTGATCTCGGACGACAACACCACCCACCTGGCCGGCCCGTTCATCCATCACGGCGGGTACGGCCCCGAAAAGCTCGTGCTCGTCATCCAACCAGTGGGCGCTTAATTTGCGGGTTGTGATTGCAACCAATGGTTGCTAGGGTTGCAACTGTCGATAAGCAAACAATGAACCCGCTGGTAGCAACCACCGCGGGGAAGGGGAAACCATCATCATGAATGAGAACATTCTTCACGGCGACATCGCGCCGGCACCAACGCCACCAAACACGCCGTTCACGCCAGAATCATCCAAGCCGCACCCGGTCTTCACTGACGGGGAACAGCACATCTACGCGTTCCCAAACACCCGCAAGGCATCCCTGATCCGCTCGCAGTGGAGCTACGGCGGCGACGAAGGCCTGTGGGAACTCGCAGTGCTCGACAAGGATCACGGCTTGGACTACTCGACGCCCATCACCGGCGATGTCATCGGGCGTCTCGACGACGCTGGTGTGGCGGAAATCCTGCAGCGGATCCACGACCTGCCAGCACCAGAACAGGCAGGCGAATAGGCCATGACCCTCAACCTGGACACCCTACGCAAGATTGCTGAAGCCGCAACCCCCGGACCGTGGGAAGCGTCTGACCGTGGCATCGGATACGAGGTGCATGATGCCAGCGCATACGAGTTGAACAGCGGGATGCGCGAAACCTTCACCGAATCTGACGCTACCCATATCGCCACGTTTGACCCGCCGACCGTGCTCGCCCTGTTGTCCCGCCTCGAACAGGCTGAACAGGCCGTCCAACGAGTGCGGGAGGCCATGGGAAAGCCTTGGGGAAGTGCTATCACAGCCAAGCACATTATCCGCCGCGCCCTGGACGGTGATGGACGTGGCTGATGATGACCTGCCTTTCCGGTGTCGAAACTGTGGCGCGTTCATCGGCCAGCAACGAGGTCACGAGGCAGACGATTACCTGCCAGCACCATGCAAACGATGTGCTACCCGCCGGTTGGCTGACGACGCGCTGACCGCCCGCACCACCAAGAACGGAGACAACAAATGAGCAAGACTTTCAAGAGTGCCCTCGATAGCCCAGTGACGCTAGAAGTTGAGCGCGAAACCCATCCTGCCGGCGTTTACTTGACCATTGGGCAGGCCACGATCCTGCTCGGCGCGTCAGACGCGCCCGCCCTTGCCCTGGCGATCCTCGAAGCGGCGGGGGCGCACAAGGATAGTCAGGACTTCCTCGGCGGCGCCGTTGAGCAGCTGAAATTCCACATTGGCGAGCAGGACCGCGCTACCGCCGAAGCTCGGGAACGGGCGGAGTTGGAAGCCGAAGCGCTGGAACTGTTCAAGGCATCCGGAGCGTACGGGTCAGATCGGTTTTTCCTGAAGTTCAGCGACCTCGAAGAAACCACCCAATCGGCATGGCTCGCTGTTGCCCGCCGTGCCCGTGAGCTCGCGAAGGAGGCCACCAAGTGAACCAGACCCCGCTAAACCCGGACGCGCCTGACTCGCAGGTGAGTGTTGACCAGCGAGTCGAAGTAATCGAAACCTCAGCTCGGGATTATCCGTCGCATGGAGCGGTGACCATTAGCTTGCACCATAGCGAGCGGCAGTCCACAACCATTCAAATAGCCGAACGCACGGCTGAAAGTCTGCGAGACCAGCTAAATGACCACCTCGCCGCCGCGCTGCCGGAAGTGACCAGCGTCGAAGAACTCGCGAAGGCTTGGCACGCCGGATACTGCAAGGGTGAACAAACCGCGTTCCGTGAGCGTCCGGTCAACCCGGACACGATCAACCCATACAAGAACGGAGAGAGGCCATGAGCATCCTCGAAATTCTCGAAGATCACCGGCAGCACGATGCGGTTGCTAAGGACGCCCGATTCTATTGCTTATGCGGTTGGGTGTCTGAGATGCCACGGTACGGGTACGGGCAAGCAGAACACCGCGCTCACCAAGCCCAGGTGCTCGAAGAACACATGCGGGAACGTGAAGTTGTGGCGTGGAATAAGTGCGCGAGGAACATCGTCTACGAGGACGGCACGCCAGTCGAAATCAAGTCGATAACCAACCCCTACCGGAGCCAGTCATGATCGGTTCTTGGTTTTGGGAGTTCATATTTTCCGCTTACACGCATTGGATGCACTCATGGCTATAGCAATCATCGGCACCACCTGGCTGGCCATCTCCGCGGCCCTCGCGTTCGGGATCAGCAAAACCATCGCCATCGCCGACCGTAAAGAACTAGGAGACGACCATGGCCTTTAACGAGGCGGGAGTTCAATCCAGGTAACGAGGGGGTGCGACCTATCCGAAACACATTGGAAGGCCCAGTCAATGCGGACTGGCCTATCCCGTTGGTCGGCGTAGGTCGGATCTTTGAGCACGGCCACCAGAGCGCCACCACATTTTTCGCATTTACCAGGCATTGAATCACTCATGAATGAACCATACATCTCAGAACCGACAGCTGACAGTAGAAAGGAAACGCCGACCATGGCCGTTAGGATCACCGCCCAAAACCTCGACAAAGCGATCAAACGCTACCGCGGCGCACCAGAATACGCACCAGGGCAGGAACGCAACGGGAAACTGATCTGCGGCGCGAAAAAACGCGGCAAGAACGAAGCCTGCGCATCCTCACCAGTACCCGGCGGCACAAGGTGCGGACGCCACGGCGGCAACTCACCAAAAGCGAAAGCCGCGGCCGAGCAACGAACCGCACAACAAGAACTCACCCAGTCCGTTGGCACCCTGGGGATCCGGGAGAAGTACCCCGACATCGACCCCGGCCAAGCCCTCCTGTCAGAAATCCAAATCAGCCACGCGCACGTCCAATGGCTACGCGCCAAAGTCGCCGAAATCGAACCCAACGAACTCGTCTGGGGGATAACCAAAACAGAGGCCGGCATCGGGCCACAAGGACCAGTCGACACCACCACCCAAGAAGCCGGCTTCCACACCTGGTACCAGCTCTACACACGGGAACGCGAACACTTCGCCAAACTGACAACGATGGCGCTAAAGGCCGGCATCGAAGCCCGGAAAATCGCCCTCGCTGAGCAACAAGGCGCCATGGTCGCCCGAGCCCTGCAAGAAATCTTCGGCAAACTCGCCCTATCCAAACAACAAGCCGCCCTGCTACCGACCGTCGTACCCGCAGCACTCCGACAACTCACCGAAATCTCATGACCGCCGAACTCGCATCATTCCTCGGCAGCCTAGCCGGACTGGCCATCGGTGTGCTCGTCGTTCATTGGCTGGCCGAGCGGGAGGCCCGCCGCTGGTACCGACTCTGGGCCGACCTGAACATGCAGACACTCACCACAACGGTCTGCGCACCCGCCACCGCCGAGCTGCAGCCACCCACCACAATCACTTGTACCGCCAACAACAAAGGAGAAACCCTGTGAAACGAATCCTCCCGGCCCTCGCACTCATGGCTCTAGCGCTCACCGCGTGCGGACCAGCCCAGCCAGACACCAGCACCGAACCGGCAACGACCAACGAAGACCAGCGAGGCACGGTATTCGATCGCAACCTCCCAGACGGCCGCACCGTAACCTGCATCTGGGAACGGGGCTACAACTCCGGCGGACTCTCCTGCGACTGGGAGAACGCAAAATGACCACCACCCGTGAAGCCAGGCACCTCAACGGCGCAGACCTCGGCAAAACCATAACCGTCGAACTCGGAGAGCACACCGTCACCGGCCACCTCACCAGCGTCTCCCACCGAGCCAACCTGATCAACGACGAACGCCTCTGCACCACCACCCCGCGCTACGAAATCGGGCCCGGCAAAACCATCCTCGAAATCCTCGTCACCACCGGCATACTCCAAACCACCGTCGAACCGATCCACCCCGTCAACATCACCGGCACCGACACCCCCGCCGGGCTCGACCTGCACCGCGGCGTGCTCGACCAGGATGGATAGGATTAGAGCATGGTTTTCGCGGAAAGTTTTGAGTGCCGGATCCCGTCCGAAAGCGCCGTCAAGAGTGACGTCATCTATTGTTCGGGACCACCAAGTGGCGGCTGGGAGATCACCGGTTTTCTGGTCGATGCGTCGGCTGCGCTCGGCACTCTGGCATCTGTGGGCAAAGCGGTATGGGTAGCCCTGGACGCCCGTAAGCGCGTGGCTGAAGAACGCGCTCGCGCCGAGAGGGCAGAACGTGAGAATCGGATAAGAGATGCTGGAGCGAAAGTAGTCACAGCATTCTCGGAATACGTTGAAGAAATCGAAGCAGAGGACCAATCCAAGTTTTATGCAATTTCGAATGCGATCCTAAATCTTTCGATCGCACATGATGCTGAAGATGAGGAAGGGCATGCACTGCGGGCCACTCTGTCCAGTGCGCATCACGACCTGATGCGTCCATTATTTTTGGGCTACTTAAACGTTCGGATGGCGGCTCGATCAAAGCACGAATGGCAAAGGGGGTTTCCGACCTGGCAGCGAAAGATGAAAGTCGTAGTCGGAAAGATACGTAGTCTTTTTGATGCTCTCAATGCAACGCCAGACCCGGAGATCAGAGTTGGGTTGATACTCAATTTTTCGCAGGATATCGAAAATGCTGCGTCGAGCTTGAGAGCATCAATGTCCAATTTCGAGAAAGAAGAGATATGAGCTGCCTGATCTGTGAATATTCCACGGCCGCCGGCCTGTGCCTGTGCAATCATTGCGACACCCGGTTCCGGGCCATCTTGGATCGTGTGCCGGCCACCCTCCGGACCGCGGGGGAGACGTTGGCGAATCAGGGTGTGCAGCCACGCGTCGGGTCCGCGGGAACGTCGGCGCCGGGTGCGCCGTTGAACCTGGACATGGCCGAACGCCTCGGCGAATACGAACGCCGGCTCACCGAGCTGGGCCACTGGGTGAACGGGCGGGAGGAACCAGCCCGCGCCCGGATCTTCACTACCCCTGTCCGGGCGGCCGAGTACCTGCGCGCCATGGCACACCACCTACGCCAACGCGACTACGTGGCAGACATCTACCTGGAGTTGCGTGACCTTGAACGGCGGGTCCTGTCCGCCGCGGACCGGCCGTTGGTGAAACGACCGCTGGGGGAGTGCGCTGTGCTGATCATGGACGACGCAACCGCCGCGATCACCCGGTGTGAGGGAACCGTCATGGGCCACGAAACCGCCACCACCGGCCGCTGCAACACCTGCCACCGCGAGCACGACCTCACCGACCGAATCACCGCCCGTTTCGCCGAAGCCTGGCACGTCCGCGGCCCACTCCGCCAGATCGTCAACGCCTTGAATGCCGCCGGCTACACGCTGAAATACGACACCGCAAAATCATGGCTACGCCGCGGCAAACTCCACCCCCAATGCGACGTCAAAACCCGTCAGGAGGGCCACACCCCAGCCGAAGTGCTCACAGTCCTACAACAAACTGCGACTACTGCACGCAATACAAGCAAGCAGAAGTTGCAAAAAGTGGCCTGATGCACCTAGGCTAGGAGCCAAGATCGAAGAACTGTAACTAGCCAACCGATCTGTACTGCGTGCGGGAGCTTATCGACAAATAGGACCGCCGAGAGCAGGGCCGAACACCCCCAAGGTTCGAGCCGCCTGCCATGACCGGCAACCACACGCATACGCAACCAAATAGCCCCGCACACGAGGCGGGGAGCGCTGGGCATAAGCCGGGGTAGCCATAGGCGAGCAGGGTTCGACTCCCTGCCAGCGCACGCCAGGTACGTGGAACTTTGATGCGTGATACTTGCTCACGACGGGACGACCGCCACGATTAACGCCTAATTCCATAGCCGACGGGGAGATAGTCGGCCCAAGCTTCCTTAGCTCAGATGGCAGAGCAACCGACTTTTAATCGGTGGGTCGCTGGTTCGAACCCAGCAGGATGCACGGATCGCGGGTAGGAAGTAGGCCTCGGGGGCAGCCTCTCCGCGTCCCTTACCCTCGACTCGGGTCGTTCCTCTCGCAAGGCGCGGCCCGGGCGGGGTTTGCAATCTCTGTTGGTGTAACTGGCAGCACCCCAGATTTTGGATCTGGTAGCCGAGGTTCGAACCCTCGACGGAGAACGCTGTGGGGCCAATCCCTACCGATACAGGGAAAAGGACGCCACGACCCCGTGACGCCAAACAACAGTTTGATCTTCCACACGGGCGAGCCAACCCTGTCCCACACACAAACTTGACGGCGGCCGAAGAACCGACACAACATGCAGCGACCCGCTACGCGAGGCGCACACCGCGGACAAAACGACCGCCGTCACAGACTATTTATTGAATATGGAATGCATTACATCATATTGATTCGATGCTTTTCTTCGGTCGGATTCGAGATCAGCGCGCATGGCCAGAACGGAATTGGCAATGAGCTTCCGAGCCCGCATCTTCTGTTCGTAATTCAATGGTGTGGACCCCGTTGATATTTCCAGACCAGAAATAAAGTCTTGCCAATGTGCCTGCGTCTTAACCACATGTGAACTTCCCCATAAAGCTATGAGAGCACGTTGCTGAACATCTTTTGTCGCATCATAGGTGCCAGTAACCTGACCGACCATAAGATTGACCTGATCCGCGTAGATTTCCTTGCGTTTTTCGTACTCGGCGTTTGTCCGGTCTTTACGCTTTTGCTCCGACCATGACTCAAGGCCAAGTTGGGCTATCAATGCGGTCAGTCCAGCAACTATAAGCGCCGCTCCCGGCGCGACAAGGCCAATCCCTCTGGTAACTGTCAGAAAGCGTATGCCTGCGATCAATAGAACAACTGCGCCGGTAACAATTACTGCCGCGCATACCCATAGCCCCGCAGTTTCCTTCCAAGTCCGCTCAGTATCTTCGGGGACTGTTAGTGGCGCTGCCGCATCTGAAGAGGCGTCGGAAATCTCTGTCATAGCCAAATTGTAAATGAGGTGTTGCTGTGTCTGCCGCTTATGACTGGGCGGAGTATGCGGCCAAGATGTTCGAAGCGCCCACGCATGACTGGGTCACGCCGGGCCAGCTCGCTAAGGCGATCGAACCGACCACCATTCAAACCCCAGCACTGGACCTGATCGACGAATACCTGGTGAAGGTCGAAGCAGGGGAGATTGACCGGCTGATCATCAACCTGCCACCGCAGGAGGGGAAATCCACTCGCGTCACGACCATTGGGCCGCTTTGGTTCCTCACCCGCAACCCTGACCGGCGTATCGCTATCGTCTCCTACGCCCAAGACCTTGCCGACGAGTTCGGCCGCAACATCCGAAACCACATCGCATCCAACGACGGCGAAGACGAAACCCTCGACCTCGGCCTACGCGTAGCCCGCGACAACGGCGCAGCCCGCCGGTGGAAACTCGAATCCTCCAAGGGCGGCGTCCGTGCCGTCGGCATCCGTGGTGGCCTGACCGGCCGGCCCGTCGATGCCCTGTTCATCGATGACCCGATCTCGAACTTGGAACAGGCCTACTCCAAGACCTACCGCGAACAAGCCTGGGGATTCTGGCAATCCGTCGGCATCACCCGACTCGCCCCCGGCGCCCCCGTTATCCTCGTGCTCACCCGTTGGCACGCTGACGACCTCGCCGGCCGTCTGCTCGCCGGTGAAGACGCCGAGCGTTGGACCGTCCTCAACATCCCAGCCGAAGCGGGGGGAAACGACCCACTCGGACGGAAGCCCGGTGAATTCCTCGAATCCGCTCGCCAGCGAACCACCAAGCAGTGGGAACAGATCAAAGTCGCCGTCGGCCCAAAGGTCTGGCAGTCCCTCTACCAGGGCAACCCCACCTTGGACGACGGCGGCGTACTGCCCACAGAGTGGGCGCGCTACGAGCAGCCCATGTGGATCGAACACCCCGACGGCCGGCACACCGTGCCCGGCATCGAACGCGACGACCACGAACTGATCCAGTCCTGGGACCTCGCGTTCAAGGGCGAAGACTCGTCCGACTACGTGGTCGGCCAAGTCTGGCTCAGAGTCGGCAACACCGCCTACCTGCTCGACCAGGTACGCCGGCGCATGAACTTCAACGAGTCCTGCGAAGCGATCAAAGCGATGACCGCGAAGTGGCCGGAAGCCGTTGCGAAACTCGTCGAGGACAAGGCGAATGGGCCTGCAGTGATGAACTCGCTGCAGAAAACCGTGATCGGCTTGATCCCGGTGGAGCCCGTCGGATCGAAGTACGCCAGAGTTTCGGCGGTGTCGCCGTTGGCGTTCTCGAAGAACATCGTCCTGCCGGCAACCCAGCTGTGCCCGTGGGCGGAAAACCTCACCCAAGAAGCCCTGTCTTTCCCAGCCGGCGCGAACGACGACCAGCTGGACGCCATGTCCCAAGCAGTGAACCAGCTGCTGTTGCACCGGATCGACACCGGTGACGACGACGTGGTCCAGCCGGACGAATACGACCTTTTGGACGAGCAGGGCTACTACCTGTCTCCCTTCTAAAACTGAATCGAGGTGCCGCGCATGGGCTTGCGTTCTTGGCTTGGATCCGTGACCGAATCCGGCACCCCAACCGCGACTGAGACTGTGCCGTCGGGCACGGTCGCCACCTTGGAGCACCAGCTTGAAACCCTGCAAGAGTCCATGGCCCAGCTCGCCCTGGCCAGGGAGGATGCCGGGTGGGATCGTATCCTGCAGTACGGGCAACGCGAACTGTCCCCGGAAGCACGCCGCCGTAACGCGGAGCTGTGCCGGGTGTTCGCCATCGCCAACCCGCTGATCAAACGCGGACTGGAACTGCGGGCCGCCTATGTGTTCGGGCAGGGTGTCGGCACCACGGCCACCGGTGAGACGGTGAACGAGCTGGTGCAGGCTTGGCTGGATGATCCCGAGGTTCGGGAGGTGTTCACCGGCGCGCAGGCTCAGTCCCGCAACGAGCTCGCCCTGGGCACGGATGGGAACGTGTTCTTCGCACTGTTCACCAACCCGTTGACGGGGCGGGTGAAGCCGCGGGTGATCCCGTTCGAGGAAATCCAAGAGCAGGTCACCGACCCCGAAGACTCGTTGTCGGTCCGCTATTACAAGCGGGTCTGGAACCGGCGCGACACCGCGGGTAACGAGCATGAGGTAACGACCTACCACCCCCGCTACGACTACCGGCCCTTGGCACGGCAGCGCCGCTACGGCGCGACCCCGGGCCAGCAGGGTCATGAGATCGTGTGGGATGCCCCGATTTACCACGTCAAGGTCAACGCGTTGACCGGTTGGCAGTACGGCATCGGCGACGCATACAGTGCAATCCCATGGGCCCGAGGCTACAAGGAGTTCCTTGAAGCGTGGGCGGTCATGATGAACGCCCTGTCCAAGATCGTCTGGCAACGCGTCGGCAAGACCGGGAAGCGTACCGCGGCGACGGGCCGGCGCGAACTGCAGAAGATCGACACCATGGCCCCCGGCGGCAGTGCGAACGCCACCGATGATTCGAAGTTGGAAGCGGTGCCGAAGACCGGCGCCACCATCGACTCCGACTCGGCGAAGCCGTTGGCGGCAATGGTCGCCACCGCCCTGGGCATCCCCGTTACCATGTTGCTCGCTGACCCCGGCCAGACCGGGGCACGAGCGGTAGCCGAGACGCTGGACAAGCCGACCGAGCTAACCATGCTGGGCCGGCAGGACGTGTGGCGTGAAACCCGCCGGCAGATCCTCGGCTACGTCATCGACCAAGCCGTCATCGCGCCCCGCGGCCCACTCAAGGGTTCCGTGGTGCGTGACGGTGACCGGCTCGTCACCGTACTGCCGAACGAGGATGACCGGACGCTCAACATCGTGTTCCCGGACATCAGCAAGATCGACGTGAAAACGATGATGGAAGCGTTGGAGAAAGCCGACGGCCACATCCCGCCACTGCTACTCGCAGAACTCGTCATGCGCGCCCTCGGCGTGCGCGACGTCGACGAATGGCTGGCCGAACTGCAAGACGCGGACGGCAACTGGCTGGACCCCCTCGCGGGTGTAGGCCAAGCCGCGGCGGACGCATACCGGCAAGGCCGAGACCCAGCAGAGGAAGCGTGATCATGCGGTTCATCTGTCGATGGTTCGGGCATGCGTGGCGATACTCGCCATGGTTCCGGAAGTGGCGTTGCATGAACTGCGACGCGGTGAAATACCCAGAGTAGGCGGTGGTGTTGGTGGCTGTCACAGATGAAACCCTGATGGCAGCCGCCGACACCCGCCGACAACTCCAACGCATGACCGACGAACAAGTCATCGCACTCACCCGGGCATGGGTCGACGCATGGGACGACCTCGCACCCCTGTTCTCTGATGCGTTCCTCGAACTGCTGCAGGGAGCAGACGGGCGCATCCCGCGCTCAGTGGTGGCCCGCAACCGCAAGCTACAGGCAGCGCTCCGGCAGGCCCGGGCCACACTGAACGAGCTGACCACGACCACCGACGGGATCATCACCAACGACCTCGCCGACGCAGTCCTCGACGCAGTGCAAGGCCACCAGCAACTCCTACGCACCCAGCTACCACCAGCCACCGCCGGTGTCAGCTTCGACCTCGACGCCCCGGCCCCGGAAGCGTTGTCGGCGATCGTTGCCCGGACTACCGAGCAGATCCACGCATCCAGCCGGCCACTCGCCGGATGGGTCGTTACTGCGATGCGGAAAGAACTCGTGCGCGGCATCGCCGTCGGCGACAACCCCAGGGAAGTCGCACGCAAGCTCATGCGCGCCACCGAAGGACACTTCAACGGCGGGCTAGCCCGCGCCACCCGCATCGCCCGCACGGAGATGCTCGACGCGCACCGCAACGGGTCACTGGCCGCCGCCAAGCAGAACAAGGACCTACTGGTCGGGTGGAAGTGGCAGTGCACCCTTGACCGGCGCACCTGCCCGTCCTGCCTGTCCAAGCACGGCACCCTGTACCCGGTCGATGACTTCGGGCCCGAGGATCACCAGAACGGGCGATGCGCACGCATCGACATCACCCGCTCGTGGAAAGACCTCGGCTTCGACATCCCAGAGCCAGCCGACCAATTCCCCGACGCACGCGCTTGGTACGACGGACTCACCGACGAATCAAAACTCGAACTCATGGGCCCCACCAGGAAACAGCTGCTCGACGACGGGCTGATCAAGTGGGAAGACCTCGCCACCGTCCGCAAAACCGACGCATGGCGCGACTCCTACGGCCCCACCTCGGTGAAGGATCTACAGGCCATCGCTGGCTGACGGGCGATAGTCCACCGTCCCGCACCATTTGCACACCACCGACATGGACCCGCCAGTCATCCGCAGGTACACCCCATGCAGCTTCCACTCATGGCCCGGGCACGCCCCGGGCTCACCCCGGGTGTCGTTCGCGTCGTCAGCACTCATGACCACCAGTTTAGGAGACCCAACCTCATGGCAAAGATCCGCGAAGCCGCCACCGCCACCCGACGCGGGCCCGGCCGTATCCTGCTCACCCTGATCAGTCCTGGCAAGGGTTCCAGCGGAACCTACACCCCCGAGGTGCTGGCAACCGCCGCCACGGAGCGCGCTTTCCCTCGCGGAACGCTGGGCATGATCGACCATGACACCCCGACCGAAGCGATGGAACGCCCCGAAGGATCGTTACGGAACCTAGCAATCGTGCTGGAAGAAGACGCCTACATCGGCGACGGCGGCGCACTGCAGGCCGAAGCGAAGGTAGCCACCGCGTGGCGTGACCTAGTCGATGATTTCCACGAGCACATCGGCGCGAGCATCTACGCGGCCGCGGACATCAAGGTCAACGAGTCCGGCGAAAAGGTCATCGAACGCATTATCCCCAACCCTTTCAACAGGACCGACCTCGTCACCGTCGCCGGCCGCGGCGGGAAGATCGAGCAAGTCCTCGAAGCCGCCAAGGTCATCGAATCCCGGTCCGTCGTCGCCGAAGTCATGGCCGAAGACATCCGCATGTGGCTCGCCGCGACCGTCCGCGACGTGCACGCCAACGAGAACACGTGGGCGTACCTGCAGGACTACGACGAAACCTACGTGTACTTCGACACGCACGGCAAAACTTACCGGCAGCAGTATTCGCTGACCGGTGTCAACGTCACACTCACCGGCGACCCAGTCGAGGTCCGCCGCCGGGTCGAATACGACCCCGTCATTCTCTCCGCCCAACCGGCCGGAGTAATCGAGAAGAAGGAGGATGCCACCGTGGCAACCACCCAGATTGAGGAAGCAGAGCTGAACCAGCTCCGCGAGTCCGCCGGCCGGGTCACCGCGCTGGAAACCGAGCTGAAGGCCGAAAAGGAAGCCCGCGCCACCGAGGCGCAGGAGCGTTCCGAGGAAGCCAAGAAGCACCGCCTCGCCGAGGCCAAGCGCATCGTCACCGAAGCGTTCGGCGAAGACGCACCAGCCCTGTACACCCGCCTCGCAGAGTCCGTCGCCACCCCGGAGGACTTCGACGCTGACGCATTCCGCACCGAGGTCACCGAAGCCGCCGCCAAGGCCGCAGCCGACCAGGGCGCAGGCACCCCACGCGGACTCGGCGCCGGCACCCCAGTGGCCGAAGCCAAGACCGTCACCGACGACGACATCATCAACGCACTCTAAGGAGGCCACACCATGGCAAAGAACCAGCGTTACCCCAATGCCCTGCACATCACCGTGCCTGCCCCACGCGACGTGAAGTCCGGCGAACCGGTGCAGGTCGGCCAGATCTCCGGCGTCGCACAGATCGACGCCAAGTCCGGCGAGAAGGTCACCATCTGGCTCGACGGCTCCTGGGACATCGAAGTGACCGGCGCCGTCGCCAACGTCGGCCTGCCCGTCTACATCACCAGCGCGGGCAAGCTCAACACCACCGCAGCCGGCAACACCCCATGGGGCATCGCACTGGGCACCAAGGCGGCAGCCGCGGCCCCACTGGAAGTCGTCCCACTCGGCTACACCGCACCGGCCCCGGCCGGAGCCTAAGAAAGGAAGTCAACCATGACTCATGACATTGCCCAGGAAGGCTTCCGCCGCGCTTCCACCTACGAGGAACGCGTACACGAGGCGGCCAAGCTCTTCGGCACCGGACGAACCGGAGCCAACCCCTTCGCGCAGGCACGCCTGCTCGAAGCATTCACCACCAGCGACTTCCCCGTCCTGCTCGGAGACGCGTTCTCCAAGAAGGCCATCGCAGCCCAGAAAGCTGCGGTCAAGGAATTCGAACCGATCCTCACCGACATCACCGTCGATGACTTCAACCGCCACAAGCTGATCGACCTGTGGGGCAACGACGAATTCGAGACCGTGAAGGAACTCGAAGAGTACAAGGCCGGCACCATGTCCGAGACCGAGCTGACCCACGGCAACGAGAAGCACGGTAAGTCCTACGGCCTGTCGTGGGAGCTGTACCGCTCCCGCAACTTCACCGGTCTGGCACGCTTCCCGGAACAGCTGGGCAACGGCTCCGTGAAGGGCCAGAACAGCCGCGTGGCCGACCTGCTCGTCTCCGAGGGCAACTGGAACGCCGGTTTCTTCGGCTCGGTCGACAACAAGCCGTTCACCCCGGACAACCTGGACGCCGCCATCAAGGCACTCGCCCAGGTTGAGGATCACCGCGGCGACCCTGTGGACGTTTCCAACATGGTTCTGATCCACGCTCAGGCGCTGCGCTCCGAGGTGCTGCGTGTCCTAAACGCGTACGAACTGGAAATGCAGGTCACCGACGGTTCCAAGACCTCGAAGACCCGCGTGCAGAACCCGTTCAAGGGCGTCGTCACCCCGCTGGAATCCCGCGCCATCGGCAAGCGCCTCGGCGCCTCGCAGGCGACCGGCTGGGCACTCGTCCCAGCCAAGACCTCGGACATCCCGGCGATCATCCGCACCCTGCTGTCGGGTGAGGAAACCGTGGACATCCGCGTCAAGGGCGACCAGGGCGTACGCGTCGGCGGCGGGTCCATCCCGGTTGAGGCCGGTTCGTTCCCGGATGACGGCATCTGGTTCCGTGGCCGCGACGTCTACGGCATCGACAAGGGCTTCGCCTCGGGCGTGTACGCATCCAAGGGCGCATAGCCAACAACGAATAGGGAAGGGGTGGTCATGGACTACCAGACACCAATCCGACAGGTGCGAGTGCTGATCGCAGACATGGCCACCCAACCCCTAATCGACGACCAGACCGTGCAAACCTACTTGGAGCTGCAGGGCTGGGAAGACGACGCCCGCTGGGCCGTCTACCGGGCCGCCGCGGACGCGCTGGAAGCAATCGCAGTGTCCGAAGTGCTGGTCTCGAAGAAGATCCGCACCCAAGACCTCACCTCCGACGGCCCAGCAGTGTCCAAGGAACTACGAGAGCTCGCCGCCACTATGCGTGCCCGGGCCGATGACGAAGACCCCGACATGGGCGGTGTCTTCGAAATCATCGAACCCGGCGATGGCCGGTACGAAGCCGAAGAATGGCGGGTGTCCTGATGCCGTTCCCCGGAACCAAGATCATCCCCGACGGCTGGGCCGAAGCTCACAGGCCGGTCGCCGCCGGCGGCATGACCGGCGCCTGCAAGGTCGAGCGCGTCACCGACGGGCCGGAACCTTTCCCACCGGTGGAAGGCTGGAACGGCCGCGAACACGTGTGGGCGGGCCAGTGCCGCGTCCAGGAGCTCAAACGCGAGTCCGCGGCCCTGCCGACGGAACAGCCGTCCGAGTCCCGCCAATACCTCGTCCAGCTCCCATACACCGCAGAGAACCCGCTCCCGGGCTTGCATGTGGGGGAGCGGGGCGACATCGTCACCCACGCCGGGGTCGAGTACATCCTGAAACAGCGGATGACCGGCACCCTGCTATGGGCGCACGACTTCATCGCCTGGGAGAACCAAACCCAGCAGAACCCGTAGGAGGTGCCATGGGATTCGACGCCTCCGAACTGCGTAACCTCGCCGCGGACCTCGGCAAAGTCCCGAAGATCTCCGGCCAGCTCGCCAAGGTCGCGGTGAAGAAAACCGCCAAGGACATCGAAGCCACCGCCAAGACGCTGGCACCGGTGGACACTGGCAACCTGCGCTCGTCCATCAAGACATCCGACCTGCGCGGGGTCTCGCAAGATTCCCCGTCGGCGGAGGTCCGCGCATCAGCGAACTACGCGATCTACCCGGAACTGGGAACCAGCCGCATGGCCGCGCAACCTTTCATGGGCCCGGCAGCGGACAAGCACACCCCAGCATTCCAAGAAGCCATGGCGCAACTCGCCAAGGCGTTAGGCGGGTAAATGGACGTCACACAACTGAATACCGAGCTCATGGCCACCCTGAAAGCGATCCCCGCTTTGGGTGGCCGTATTTATGACGGGTACATCCCCGGCAAGCTCGAAACCGACGCATCAGGGTTCATCCGCCCCTACGTCCTTCTGCTCGCCGGCATCCCCGCCGACCTCCCGGCGGAGCGCGACCTCACCCGCCTCGCAGACACCACCGTCGCGGACTGGGCACCACAAACCAACTGCGTCGGCCCCACACCCACCCATGCCCGCTCCTGCGCGCAACTCGTCGCCCAGGCGCTCACCAATGCCCGCATCGGCAACCACTGGCTACTCCCAGACCCCGACGGGTTCCGGGCCGCCACGCCGATCCAAGACAACCAGGTCGCTCCGGCCCGGTTCTACCTGCCGCTCCCGTGGCGGCTCACCACCAACTAAGGAGGCCCCCGTGGCAACCCAGAAACAGGTCACCGAGCCCGCCACCCCAGCGGCCACGGTGCCCAACGCCGAAAAGGTCAGCGAAGAAATCCGCGGCCTAGACCCACGCAAGAAGGTCTACGTCTACGACACCCGCACCGGCCGCAAGTACGACGCGCCGGTGCCCGAAACCCACCTGGCGATCTTCCCGCACCTGCGCGAAGTCGCATCCAAGAAGAAAGGCAACTGACCATGGGCCAGAAGATGCTTACCGACGCGAACCGACACAGCGTGTTCGTGACCGACCTCGCCGACTACCACGCGCCCAAGGTCAGTGAACTGACCGGTGTGGGCGCCATCGTGCTGTCCTGCAACGTGACCGCGGCCGACTACGTCCTCGGTGCCACCGGTGACGACGCAGTCAACGACCCGGCGCTGTGCACGTCCACCAACTCGTCTGTTCCAGGCCGCACCAACTACGGTGCCGAGCACAACTTCTTCCGCTGGAAGGACGACGCCGACGACCTGCCGTGGAAGACCTTCACCGACAAGGGCATCCACGGTTACATCGTGTCCCGCATCGGCCAGCACCCGGACGGCACCAAGGCGCACGAGCACCCGTTCACTGCAGGTGACGAAGTGCAGGTGTATGAGGTCATCACCGGCACCCCTCAGATCCTGTCTCCTGCTGATGCGGGTTACGAGAAGTTCAAGATGGTCTTCTCGGTGCAGGACAACGTGGACGAGCGCGCCGTAGTCGCCGCCGGCGCGTAGCAGACCAGTCTGGGCGGGGGTGCGTGGTGACTCCCGCCCCCGCCCGGACTCTAAACCACCCTCTGAGTCACACCCACAGCCTTTAGGAGTCACCCATGGCTAAGACCATCAGCCGCCGCCGGGTCGCCGAAGCCGCCTCAGCGCTCGGCCTGAACCCGGACCGGGTCGTGTCCCTCAACATCACGCCGGAACGCGTCCGCGTCATCGAATACCAGATCGACGGGAACGGACAGCGCATCTGGAACCCTGTCCTCGGCACCCACGACAAGCGCGCCTACACGCTCGAAGTGAAGTAACCACCCCAACCTTTTAGGAGTCACCCCATGAACGACCAGAACACCCCAGCACCGTCCTCCGAGCTCGACTTCGACGCATGGCTGGCCGGCGGCGAACGCACCACCCACAACGTTAACCTGTACGCCCGCATGGACCTGATCGCCGAAGTCGAAGCCCTCGAAGCGCAGCGCGTCGAAGTCAAGGACACCCCGGACGAAGATAAGTCGCTCGGCGGCGACGACAATCCGAACGCAGTGCTCGACGCACAGATCGACGACCTGTGGAACCGCATCGACCACTCCAAGCGCGTCTTCCGCGTCACCGCACTCACCAAGCAGGAAACCGACGACATCCGCGAAGCCGTCCTTAAAGACTGCTCCGACGAAATCGACAAGGCCGCCGCACTCGGCCGCGCCGAAGCGAAGAAGACCTGCAAGCGCATGGACATCACCGTGCCAGCCGACATCAACGCGTACGTGCGCATCGGCGTCAAGGAATTCACCGACAAGCTGATCGACCACGAGACCACCCTGCGCATGATCGCCCAGGCCACCAGCGTGCAGGTCCGCGACCAGTTCGTCCAGCTGGACCTCGACCAGACCCGCACCCTCTACGAAAAGCTCGGCGAAACCCAGATCGGATTGCTCGCCGACGCAGCCTACAAGGCGAACCACGAGGCGCCAGAGGTCACCGTCCCAAAATCGTAGCGGCCATGGCCACCCGCCGGTGGGCCCACCTAGCCGGGTGGGCCCGCACGGCACGATCCTGGCGACTACCCATCACCGTCCTACTCGGATTCCGGGAAGACACCGGCAGATGGACCGAACGGGACAGGCTCATGGCGCTGGCCCTGCAACAGCACGAAGACAGCGTGCACTCCTGCGGCGTCCCGTCATCGGTCGCATTCGGAGACGACAACGTTGGCCGGGTGGAGTGGAAAGAAACCATCTGCCACGCCTGCGAGTCGAAGGAATCAGCGACCAGCAACGACAAAAACCCATACCCGGGCAAGTTCTTCTACCCCGCGTGGGAAGACTGACCGCGGGTTGCTCATAACTGAATATAGGTGGTGCTGTTTTGGCTACTCGTGATGTCGTCGTCCGGATCCGGGCAGAGATCGGCGCTTTCAAGCGGGACATGGACGCTGCAGCGGCCAAGGCCAAGGAGACAGCGAAGAAGACCGAGGACGCTGGCAAGGCCTCCGAATCCGGTATCGGCCGGCTCGCGCAGACCGCACAGGCGCACGAGCAAGCATGGAACCAGGTATCCACTGGCATGGTCGCCAGTGGCGTCGCCGTGGTCGGGGCGCTCACCCTGTCGACCAAGGCCGCCATGGACTGGGAGTCCGCCTGGGCAGGCGTCACCAAAACAGTGGACGGCACCCCGGCACAATACGCGGAACTGGAAACCGGGCTGCGCAAACTCGCCCGGACCCTACCGTCCACGCACGCAGAAATCGCTGGTGTGGCGGAAGCCGCTGGCCAGCTCGGTGTAGCACGCGACGACATCCTCGGATTCACCAAGACGATGATCGACTTGGGGGAGTCCACGAACCTGACCGCGGAGGACGCGGCAACCAACATTGCCCAGATCTCCAACGTGATGGGCACGATGGAACGTGAAGGCGCCAAGGGCGTCGAACGGTTCGGCTCCGCCCTGGTCGCCCTCGGCAACGACGGCGCATCCACCGAGGCGGAAATCCTGTCGATGGCCCAGCGGATCTCCGGCGCGGGCGCAACCTTGGGCGCGACCGAAGCCGACGTGCTCGCCTTGTCCAACACTCTGGCATCCATGGGTGTCCGGGCAGAGCTCGGCGGCGGTGTCACCACTCGCGTCTTGCTGAAGATGCGGTCCGCAGTGGACGAGGGCGGCGAATCCCTCGACGCTTTCGCCAAGATCGCAGGCCTGTCTGCGGACGAATTCGGTGCCAAGTTCAAGGCCGCACCAATCGAAGCCCTCGACCTCGTGTCCAAGGGCATCTACCGGGTCAACGAGGCCGGCGGCAACGTCACCGCCACGTTGAAGGACATGGGCATCAAGGGCACTGAGGAAACCCAGGTCATGCTGGCCCTGGCAAACTCCGGTTTCCTGCTCGCTGACTCGCTGGAGCTCGGCGCCAAGGCATGGTCTGAGAACACCGCACTGGTCGACGAGGCAACGAAGCGGTACGAGACCGCGGAGTCCAAGGTCAAGATCGCTTGGAACAACATCAAGGACGCCGCCATTTCGGCCGGGTCCGTGATCCTCCCGGTGGTCGCTGACATTGCTGGTGTGGTCGCTGATCTTGCCGGTGCGTTCTCCGACCTGCCTGGCCCGGTGCAGACTGCGCTTGTGGTGCTCGGCGGGCTGGCCGGTACGGCCGCCCTGCTGGGTGGCGCACTGATGAAGATCGTCCCGAATGTCCAAGCGACTGTCGGCGGCATGCGCGCCCTCGGCGACGCCATGGGCATGACCAACCGCAACGCCAGCAAGGTGCCGGGCGGGCTCGTCACCATCGACGCGGCCATGTCCCGCACCGAGAAGCGCGCCAAGACGCTGGCCACCACGGCGGCAAAGGCCGGGCAAGCAGTCCTCATGCTGGCCATGGTCGGCCCCATCGTGGGCTCCATGGTGTCATCCGGCGATCTGGCCCAGCTGGATTCGCTAAATGCGTCCCTGCTGAACACCAGCACCGTCGGCACCAAACTCGACGAGGCGTTCACGGGCAAGGGCAACTGGTTCGACGGCCTCGACGTCGGCGGACTGGAAGAAGCGTTCCGTGTCATCGGTAACCCATCTTTTGCCGAGAAGGCCGACCAGAACATTTCCAAGATCCTGACCTTCGGCAGCCGGTCATCGTCGGACTTCGAGTTCGTGAAGAAGAACTTCGAACAGCTCGACGGTGCGTTGGCTGGTATGGCGAAGTCTGGGAACGCAGAGGCAGCCGCTGAATCGTATGAAGTGATCGCGGAGAAGGCCGCGGCCGCCGGTGTTCCGGTGGAGAAGCTGGCGGAGATATTCCCTCAGTACGCTGCAGCGCTACAGCTGGCCGCGGCCGAGGGCGGGAACGCCGACTTCTCCAAGATCGCAGCAGATCTGGAAGCCACCGGCGCCTCCGCCGAATCGGCAGCGGAGAAGATCGACAACTTCTACGCGGCGATGGTCAACGCGGGCATGGTCGTCCTCGGAGAGCGTGAAGCGCTCCGAGGGATGCAGGAAGCGTTCGACGCGGCCGGTGCTGCCGCCGCGGAGAACGGCAAGAACCTGGACACGACGACGGAGAAGGGCCGCGCCAACCAGGCAGCCCTCGACGGGATCGCGTCCGCGACCCTGCGCGCCATGGAAGCACAGCGTGAAGCCGGTGCATCCACTGCAGAGCTGGGTGCGACGATCTCCGAAGGCCGCGAGGCGTTCATCGAGAACGCTGTCGCTATGGGCATGTCCGAGAAAGCCGCCGGCGCACTGGCGGACAAGCTGAACCTGATCCCTGGCGCGGTCTACATCCAGTTCGATTCGAACACGGACGACCTCGCCGGGAAGCTCACAGAGATCCACGAGCTGGTGCAGTCCACCCCGGACGGCAAGGTCACGATCGAGGAAAACAGCCCCGTCGTCATCTCGGCGCTGGTAGCCCTCGGCTACATCGTCACCACTTTGCCCGACGGACGCATCCAGGTATCCGAAACAGGCACCGACGCGACCGGCAAGAAGATCGACGCGACCGCCGGCAAGAAACGCACAGCGAAGATCAACGCCGAAGCAATCACCGGCGCCGCAGAGTCCGCACTGAACAACGCAGCACGTGACCGTAGCTCCACGATCCACACCCGAGTGGTGACGACCAAGGAAACCTACGAATCCACAGGCCGCGGCGGACGCGGCGGCCAGACCGTCGGCGGTTACACCGGTGGTCTTGTCGGCCAACTTATTAACGGTGCGGCCGGTGGCGGGCTCGTCCCCGGTGTCGTGCCGCTGAACTCCCAAGGCGACAACATCCTCGCAACCGTGAACGGGAAACCGTTCGGTTTGCGGTCCGGTGAGATGGTCGTCAACGAGAAGGCCACCCGTGAGAACTACCCGTTGTTGAAAGCCATCAACGACGGGGCAGTGGTGAGCCTGCCGGGGCTTGCCGGTGGAGGGCTCGTCGGCAAGGCCGAGCAGCGTGTGAAGCAGGCGCAGAAGGCTTACGACTCGATTGATGGGAAGAAAGCCAACAAGGCCCGCAAGCAGGCCGCAAAGGACCAGCTGGACGCCGCAAAGGCCGAACTGAAAGCAGCCAAAGAGTCTAAGAAGAAGTCCGACGAGGCCGCCAAGGAAGCCCGCGAGCGTGCCGGGCGATTGGGTGAAGCGCGCCGTGACCTACGCACTGATTTGCGGCGTGGGGACATCGTGGATTCGTTCACGTCAGGCTCTGGTCTGTCGCAGGTGGACAAGCTGTTGGAGGTGTCCCGTAACAAGGACTACTCCAACTCCAAGCGAAAGTCCGCGGCGCGTGATGCGGCTGGGTTGGAGAATGCGCTTGCTTCTCTCACGAAGCGGTCGGAAGGGCTTGAGAAAGCACTGTCCGCGGCGAAGGACAAGGCCGACGAGCTACGTGCTGTGCGTGATGCTGTGGCTGGGGATCTGCGGGGAGAGTTCTCCCTTTCCGGGATGCTTACGGATACGCGCCGGGATTTGGGGTCTAACCCCTTCACTGCAAAGTCCATTGCATCCCGTGCCAGCCAGGTGGCCAAGCGTATTGAGGTTTTCGCTGGTCGGCTGAACCGTCTCCGCAAGCTCGGGTACGGCGAAACGATCATCCAGGAGATCGCGGCACTGGGCACTGAGGACGGCATCCTCGCAGCTGGTGCATTGATGAACGCTTCCAAGCAGGAGCGTAACAACATCATCGGCGCGTACAACCGGCTGGACAAGGCTTCCGGCAAGGCTGGCCAGTACGTCACCGAGTCCATGTACAAGGGCGGGCTAGATGCTGCCGATGGGCTTGTGTCCGGGTTGGAGTCCAAGCAGAAGAAAGTCGAAACGGCGTTCTACAAGCTGGGCAAGAGCGCGGAGAAGTCTTTCCGAAAGTCCTTGGACATGCACTCGCCTTCCAGAACGATGGCTATCGGCGGCGTGGACTCCATTGACGGTGTGATCGTGGGCGCCGAGAGCAAGCGGCAGAGCCTGATCGACACCTATGCGTCGATGGGCCATGACGTAGCAACTGCGTACCAGCCGAACCTCGCGCTGGCGGTTCCACCGTCCTATGAGGTTGCGCGCTACGCGGCGGCACAGGCAGTCAGCGCACCGATCGACTACGAGCGGCTGGCTCAGGCTGTCGTGACCGCCGCACAGAAAACACCGGTGCACGCTTCAATCAGTCTTGACGGGCGAAAGTTCGGCGAGGCTATTGAATCAGTGCAACACGCGGCGACCAGAGGAAAGCCTGCTGCGCCGTTCCTGCAAAAAAAGTAGCGGCATCACACACAAGGTGGCCCAGGGCAATAACGTCGTGGGCCACCTTCTCGTAAGGAGTCATTTTGATCTATCTCGGTTCCCTGGGGCGCATGATCGGAATCAAATGTCCGGCATCCCAGCAGTTGGAGACAGAGGAAACGTATGAGTTCGAAATGACCCTGGAAGGAAAGCGTACGGCCCAAGTGAAACCTCGTGGGCCTCGGACATGGAGTCTACAGACCTCGGATGCTACCGACCCTGTGTCAGTTTCCTCGTTGATGCAGTTCACCCAGGGCGCGTGGGGTCGTGGCCCGTTCGTGTTTGTGTCGGCTGACGCGCCGTTTACGAATCTTTTGTCGCCTGCGGCCGCATCGTGCGACCCTGCCGCTGGGCTGGGTTCGGCAACGGTCGCCGATGGCCCGATGCTCACCCAGGCTGGGTGGGCTGGTCGGTCCCTTTCTGTCCCGAACCCCGCCGTAGATGTATTGTGGTTCGGGGCCGAGTACGTGCCGGTTCTGGCTGGCGAGTGGGTGACTGGCTCGGCGTACGTGAAAGGTACAGGATCCACGGTGAGGATCTACTGGCACGACGTCTCTGGGGCTCAAATCGGCCAAACCACCTCCTCGGTGACGGGCACAGCAGCTACTGCAACGAGGTCCTGGGTGTCCGCTGTGGCTCCCCCTAACGCTGTTTCGTGCCGTTTGAGGGCGGTGAACACCTCCCAGGCGGCCATGCCGTCGGTGACCTGGACGAACAAGCTCATGCCCTACTCGGACGGGCAGGGATGCCCGCAAGCTGTAGTGCACAACCCGTCCCGGTCGTTGACCCTCACTGGGATGCAGGGCACTTATTCAAATCTGTCCTACACGGTATCGGAGGTGGGCTAGATGTTTCCAGGTTCCTTGGATGGCGGTGTGGTCCGGGCCTTCAAAACCCGAGTCACCGTAGACGGGGTAGAGAGGCCGGTCCGGTCAGTGAGCATAGATGGGTCTATGCGTCACGACTTACCCGCACAGATCAGCCGCTCAGGGGGTTCGATGGACCGCGGCGGCTCCATCGAGTGGGCACGCGTCGAAGCTGTTGCTTCGAAGCCCGTAACCGCGTTTCGTGACTACGGGAATTGGCGTCCCCGCAAAGGGCAGAAGGTTATTGTCTACCAGGGCGACGGTGTGCAGGAGTGGCGACGGTTCACGGGCTTGATCGATGAGACCACCGGAACTGTTGGAACCGGGATGACCTCTACTGTCGTAGTGGATGTAGACCGGCTCTCGGAGGAATTCAGCTGTGAAGCTCACCTGTCGGCCATGCCGCCGCTGACCGAGGGCGGATCTTGGCGCAATGCAGGCTTGGCCCCTATGTTCTTTGTGGATGCCGCAATGCGAGCCGGGGGCTACTACGTTACCCCGCCGACTATTTCTACGAGCGTGCTCCACGTTCCCTTGCAGGGGTCATTGCTTCCCGCAATTGGGACCCGGAGCGAGTTGCTTCCGGGAGCCGGCGCACATACTGGCAGTGGTGCTTTTCAGGAGAACTGGTCTGCCCCGTGGGGCTTGTCGTCCGGAAATTTCAAGGCGAGCTATTCGCCACGCTTGGCGTTCCCTCCATCAACTCCGCTCATGATCTCGATGATGTTCACCAGCGCCCACGCTGGCAGCGCGGACGTGATTGTGCATTATGGGGGTTCGACCAACTACGTTCGGCTTGTCATCGGGGCAACTGGAAACGTGGTAGTGCAGACGCTTCGGGGAACCACTACAACGGAAATTTGCAGGATCGCAAACGCTATTGGGCTCGGTGCGAGCCGAGCCGAATTGGTGATCCGTGGGGGATCAGCTGATCTCCGGCTCAACACCGGTCAACGTGCCACGGGAACGGTTTCCGGTCTGCTGGAGCAACCGATGTCACGCATAGATCTCTCAGCGGCACCGGCAGCGCGGATCGCCGGCGTGCAGGTTTCCAACCCGGAAACATGGGAGGACTTCCAAAACCTGAACTTCACAAACACTGCACGTATCCGCACCCACGACGGGAACACCACCACGTGGGGTGTCACGAATGCGTCGCCCCGGTTCGAAGCGGCCCCGGCGTCCAGTGTGTTGGAAGGTCTGGCGGACGCGACCCTCTCGGGGATGTGGTTCGATGAGCAGGGCGTGTTGAACTTTGCGCCTGCGAATGGAATCCGTTCTCAAACGTCTGCTCAGACGATCACCACCGCCGATGACGTGCTAGCTCTAGCATGGTCTGACCGCCTCCTTGCAGTAGCCTCCCGGATCACCGTTGGGTACTTGCACCCTGCACTTAAAAACGGGTCCCTTCGAAGCATCGAAGTTGCTCGCGGGTCCAACCAGGCTCTGCGTAGCAAAGAACAAACCGAGGATGTTCTTTCTCCCTCGGGGGATGAGGAATGGATTGGCGTCGATGACACTCTGACCGTTCTTGGAGCGAACATCTGGGGAGGCTACAACGCCGGGGTCGGCTCCATCGCGGGAGTTATCTATACCGCCGAAGGGGAAACTACTTCGAGCGCTGGTCTCACGACCAGTATCTCCATGCAGAAAACGGGGTTGTCGGAGTACACGATCAAGCATGAGGCAGGGACTTTCCCCGCCGATGTTGTTGCTGAAACCGTAACTTCCCCAACGAGCGTAGATCTCTGGCCGCGCAACCGAGACAAGCCCCTACCAGTAATCCGGGCGTACGCCTACCTCAAATGGGTGGAACGTGAGGTGACCCGACAAGCCAACCAGGTGGGCCCGGTACTGCGCATCGACCTGGGCGGGCAGGCGACCCCAGCGACTGCTGAGCGGGTCCGGGACTACCTGCACGCTGTGGTTTCTTCGCCGTACCCGCAGATCTCTGACCTAGAGGTTGTGCCGGATCCGCGTCGGCAGATAGGCGATGTCATCACGATCCAGTCAGAGAACTACCTAGGAGTGACGTTGCGGTGCCTGATCACAAGCATCAGCGAATCCATGGATGGGCACTACTCGCAGTCTTTGGGCTTGGATGTTCTGAACGTAACCACCGGTTCGCTGACCTGGGCGGAATGGGAATCCTCGTACCCGGGCACTCTCACGTTTGCCCAGTGGCAGGCATTGCGTGGCCAGACCGACACATACAACGATTTCATGAACGATCCTTTGAAAGGGGCATAA